ATGCTGAACGACGCGAAGGTGAAAGCAGCCAAGGGCAGGGCAGCCCCATACCGGCTGGGCGATTCGGGGCAGCTCTACCTGCAGGTGAGCCCGTCCGGCGGCCGCCACTGGCGCATGAACTATACGTATGGGCGCAGCGCCAAAGATCCGACCAAGCCAGCGCAGAAGACGCTGAGCTTCGGTTCCTATCCCGCGGTGTCGCTCACCGAAGCGCGCAAGAAGCGCGACGACGCGAAAGCTCAGCTCGCCGCCGGCAACGATCCCGCGATCGAGAAGAAGACGTCGTCGACCGAGCGCGCCGCCGCGAACGCGAACACCCTGCGCGTCGTCGCCGAGGCGTGGTTCGCGAAGAAGAAGGTGACGTGGGCGCCGAGGCACGCGGCGAAGGTATGGCAAAGCATCGAGGAGAACGTGCTGCCCGAGATTGGCGATCTGCCAATCACCTCGATTAAAGCGCCGAAGCTGCTGGCCATCCTCACCGATGTCGAAGCGCGCGGCGCGATCGAGACAGCGCACCGGCTGCGCCAGCGCCTCTCCGCTGTGTTCGTCTATGCGATTGCCGCCGGCCTCGCCGAAAGCGACCCCGCGGCCAGCCTGGGCAAGGCGCTGAGCGCCAAGCCGCGCGTGAAGCCCCAGCCGTCGATCATCGACGGCCTGCGCGATCAGGGGGCCCGTATCGCCGCCACGCGGGAGATGTTGGAGAAGTGCGAAGCCGAGCGGTGCCGCGCGACAACCAAGCTGGCGCTCCGCCTGCTGGCGCTCACCGCTGTTCGGCCGGGAGAGCTCGGCGGCGCGCGCTGGGCGGAGTTCGAGCACCTCGACGGGCAGGAGCCGCTATGGCGCATCCCGGCGGCGCGCATGAAGGGCGATGAGGATCGCAAAGCGGAGGCCGACGGCGATCATCTGGTGCCGCTCGCGCCGCAGGCCGTGGCGATCCTCCGCGCCCTGAAGACGTTGACCGGCGACCTTGCGCTGGTCTTCCCGGGCGAGCGCCACCTGCACAAGCCGATGTCGGAGAATACGCTGCGCCAGCTGCTGATCCGTGCCGGCTATTACCAGCGCCATGTCCCGCACGGTTTCCGCGCGGCGTTCAGCACGATCATGAACGAGCGGTTGAAGGCGGAGGGGAAGGGCGACGATCGCGCGGTGGTCGACCTGATGCTCGCGCACGTTCCGGGGAACAAAGTGGAGGGCGCTTACAACCGGGCCGCCTACATGCCCCGTCGCCGCGAGATCGCGTGCGAGTGGGCTGGTCTCCTGCTAGATGGGTTCGTGTCGCCCGAGAAGCATCTCGGACAGCCGATGCGGTATGCTACGACGGGGGCGGGGCGAACCTGATGGGAGCATCAAAAAAGCGCAGAGAAAAGTTCTTTGCGGATCATCCTAGGTGCTGTTTCTGTGCCGGCCAGAATGTTGCAGTGGAAGAAGATCACCAACCGGGTCGGGTATTCTTCCTTGAACGGAAGTGGCCGGAAGGCTTTGTCTTTCCGTCATGTGTCCCGTGCAACCGCGTATCTCGCGATGCTGAGAATAGACTTTCCGTTTTAATTGCGAACGTTGAAGGGCCTGAGGCAGAGGCTGCTTACCGGAAGCGTGTCGATTCCGTTCGGTTAAATTACCCGGAGGTAATTCCCTCCCTGCTTCAAATTTCCGCCAACCAGAAGCGCGCCTTCGTGAAGAGGCGCGGCTTGAGATTACCGTCCGGACTGCCAGCATCCGACCTGCCGATCGTACACATTTCGCCCGATATCTGGCTTGATGACCTGCAGATGTTGGGACGCAAACTGATGCTTGCCCTGCACTACCAAACGCACGGGCAGCCCCTGTCCTTGGATGGTGCAATTTGGCTGCGTATAACGACGAATGGCCAAGATCCGGGCGAGGAGTGGATGCGGAGCGCGCTGGCCATAGCTGAAATTGCTGTGACTCCCGCGCGGGCGCGCCAGTTCCTTCACGAGCAATTCTTCATTCGGTATGGTGCGGCCAACGAGCCACGCATGGGTTTCTACGTTGCTGCGTTACAGAAGGTCCTCGTTTTCATGGGGCTAACGACCGAACGGCCTGATCTGCATCCGAACCTCGGGGGTCAGAAGCTATTTCGTCCTTTCAATTGGGCTGTCGAGAGTAGCTAGGCTGGCGGCTGGCTTCTACGATTCGAGAGATGGGGGCGGAATTGATCAGGTGGGAGCAAGGTGACTGGCACTGGTGCCTGACGGCGGCCGAACGGGTGTCCTGCGCTGTAGCGTGGGGCGATCACTGGCAAACGATGATCACCGGCGTCTTGGCCGTCGGGGCCGCGAGCTGGGCTGCTTGGAGCGCCAGAGGGCAGCTGGACGCCGCAAAGGACCAAGTTGCGGCTGCTCGTGCGCAATTGAACGCACAAGTTCACGACTCTGCAGATCGTCGAGCGCGTCTCTTGCGTTCGGCGCGGGCGTCACTCCCAGGCGTTCTAAGTGCGATCTGCGGACACGCACAGGACGTAGCGACAGCGCTCGATCACGCATGGCCGGCAGAAGATGTTGCGTACCCAGATATGAACCCGGCAGCGCATCCGTATGCCATGATCGCCCAGGTTCCCCGATTTCCGCAGCAGCTGATACCCCCTCTCCAGCAAGTCCTTGAGCATGCGGACGACGCACTCGTACTTGAGCGCATCGCAAGCATCTTTCGCGAAGCGCAAGTGCTCGATGCGCGGACGCAACCCATGGGGGCAGGCGTAAGAATTACGATCGACGAGTTGGCTGAATATATCCTCGAGGCAGCGGCCCTCTACGCGCGCGCCGCGAGCCTCTTTAATTTTGCGCGCGGGGCAAGTCACACCGTGACAGACGACCTGTGGGACGGTGTCTTTAGCGCACTTTCAATTATGGAAATCACGATTGAAAAGGTCATAGCGAAGGGCCGCGAAGAAAGGCTTCAGGGATTGCCGCCGGGCGAGGGTGACATGCTAGGGCTAGACTAAGCCGCTCTGGCCGCTTCGACCTGTTCTCGCCACGCGCGCACCTCGCTTTCAACCCAGCGCGTCGCAATGCCACCGGGCTTGCACGGTTTCGGGAACTTGCCCTCCCGCACGAGGCGGTAGACCATCGCTTTGCTCAAGCCGGCGATCTCCAATACCTGGGACAGCCGAAGCAGGCGGTCGGCCAATATATCCGTCATCGCTGATACCTGTTCTTGAAAGCCTCGATCCCGCGATCGATCGCGGCGGGCAGCGGGTCGGTAGTGAACGACCATGCGATCCATGCGAAGACGATCACGCCGAGAAAGTCGTGCCAAGTGTCGGCGTGTTCGAGCGCGACAACCAAGATCGCTCCGATCAGCAGGCGCGCGAACGTCATTGCAGGGGCCCCGTCGGCGAGAAGCTACGCCGGATTTCGTCGGCAAACATTGCCGCGCCGGTCTCAAGCGCGTGTGCGGCGAACCGTCCCTCGTACCTGCTGGCGAGGATCGACGCCGCCGCCTGAAGCAGGCTGCTCACCGCCTCCTCATGTCCGCCATTGAGCGAAGCGACAACAACCTGAGCGATTCGTGCCGCGTAGATCGCACGAGCATCGCCCACGTCATCAGGCGCGACCCCGATCGATGCCCGTTCTGCGAAGACCAGGTCCATCGCTTTTCGGGCAAGCTCGAGCCGCAAGGCTTCCGCGTACTGGATGACGAGGTGCATGTGGAGCGCAGGCAACGTCAGGTCAGGCCCCATGTCGTGCGGGTCTGCTTTCCCGTCGCCGGCCGCTGCTATCTGCGTCAGTGACGGCATGCGGGTGCGGACGTCGGCCATGATCGCGGTTGCAACGGCGGCGGGATCCGGTAGCGGGCGCATCAGTCGTGCTCCGCCGGTGCGACGAGTGGCTTCACCTTCACGCGGGCGACCTCCTGCAGGATGACGAACGTCGAGTCTGGCATCAGGTCGAGCAGCCGACCTGCCTCGATCTCGGCTGCGGCGAACGACGGGTGACGAAACCGAGGAGGCCGGACGCGCTGGGCTTTGGCCTGTTCGATCCCGCCGGCACCGCCGCCGCGCTTCAGGCTGTCGCCGGCCTTGCGGAACAGGAGAAAGTTGCCGCCGAAGCGCTTCGTGTCGAGCGAGCGGGCCGGGCTGGCAGTCGTGCTGGTATCGGGCATCATGCTTTCCTTGTGAGTGGCACGCCGGAGCGGCTGGTTTGAAATCGTTCGCGACGGATCCCTGCGGCGATCTTTCGCGCGACCGCGACGATCGTCTCGTCGAGCGCGTTGCCGGGCGACGGCTGAGCCCGCGCGACGAGCTCGACGAACTGGCACGCTTGCTCGGAGGCGGGGCTCATCGGCGCTGGCCTGGAAGCCGGGCAGGGAAGACCGGAAGCCAGACGATAGCCTTCCGCCCGCTCCCGTTCCTCCGTCGACCGCCGCCGTCCCGAACCTGCCCCAAGCGCGAAAGTTCGGTGAGCCGGGGCCTGATCGAAAGGATCGACAGGCCGAGCCGGCCGGCGACCTCGTCGGCGGTGAGTCCGTTCGATCGTTCCAGGACCGCCAGCGCCTTGTCGCGCAGCAGCGCCGCGGTCGGCGCGATCGCATCGGCTGCCGCGCGCGACGTGTCGCGATCCTGCGCGCCCGGTGTTCCGGGATAGCGGAACAGGTCGGTCACTGCCGTTGCTCCCATAGACGGCCGTCCGCGCCGCAGGCTTCCCCGCCGCGTGCGCTACTGCACCACTCGCGCTTCTGCGGCGTTGCGCCGCTCACGACGTCGAGCAACACGGGCGACACCGCGTGATGTCCGCAGGCGGGCGGCAGGAGGAATTGGCGCCGCTTCCAGCGGCAGTCTCGGCACAGGCGCAGCCCCGTCATCGCCGGCACTCCACGACGATCGGCTTCCGGTTTTTTGCCTCGATCAGCCGCGTCATCTGGCGCAGCGTGACCAGCTGGCTCGCTACGCAGATTGTTGCGGCGTACTCCGTCGTCTGGAGGATAGTTCGCTCATGGCTCTGACGAGCACCCTGCCAATACCCGACCTCATGCGAGACGATCAGCGCAAGGACGGCAGCTGAAGCTATGCCGAAGCTCGCAACGCGGTCTGTTAGCCGGCTCATGCGAGCGCATCCGCCAAAGCGGGGCGCCGCGCGATCTCGGCAAGCAAGTCCACGTCACTAATCTTCGACAGGTCCACCGGCGGACGGGTCAGGCGCAGGTTGCGACCCTTACCCCTCTCGCGAGCGATCAGGCCCTGACGTTCCAAGGCGTCGAGCAGGCGCGATGGGCCTGACGGCGACGCCAGACCAAGTTGCGCCTGCATTTCGCGCACAGTCGGCGGTACGCCGTGACCCGCAATGTAGGTCTGCAGATAGTGCAGCAGTTCGCGCTCGCGGGGCATCATGCGGCGTCTCCCGGCACTTCTCCGAGAAACAGCTTGCGCCAATCGTCCCACAGTCGCGCGACCTCGGTCGCCAGCTTCATGCGCTGCGCGCGATCCGCGGGCGTGTCGGTTATCAGGTCGATCGTGCCGTATAGGTAGTGGAGGCGCAGGGCGGCGGCGTCGAATGCTGCCCAGGCGAGGTCGACCGGATCGGTGACCGTTGCGAGCCGCATCATGCCGCCGCCCCTTCTTTCGGGTCCGCGGGCAACGCCTGATACTCCCCACACCAGTTGGTGCCATAGGTCGCGGGGAACATGGTGGCGTTCTCCACCTCCATGGCGTTCGCGATGTCTTCGCGATCTATGAAAGTGCCTCCGAAGCCGGGCTGGCGGATTGCCATCCGCGCCATGTGGTCGATGATCGTCGGCGGGCGGAGGCGACACCAGCCGAAGCCGCTATCCATGTCCTCGCCAGGATCGATCTGGTCAGACCTAAGATCCAGCTGCCAGAAACGACAAGTGCGGCAACGGTCAACCATGCGCCTTCTCCAGGACGTGCCAGCCGTTTTGAACGCGGCCGAACAGGCGAACCGCGCGACGGATCTGGCGATCGGCGCGGAAGCGGCGGCGGACGTCTAGGTAGCGGAATGCCGCCGCGGCGCATTCGTCGGCGCGGGGGTCTACGAGCGACAGAGCGGCGGCGCACCCGTTCTCCTCAAGCCTACCACATGGGCTGATGAGGATACGGCCACCTGCGTTCAGGAAGCCGCGGATGGCGACGGTGGTGTCTCGCGGGCGCGCAGGGCGATCGTCCCAGCAGACACGCTCGGCAATAAGCATGGAAAGGAGGAGGTCGCGACGACCCTCGACCGCGTCCAGGCGGTCAAAGAGGTAGTAGGACCATCGGCTGCGATGACGCACTTGGACGTCGACCGGCGAACCGAGGCTTATCGTGAGATCTCCGTCGCGGCCGTAGTGAGCCATCAACGTGCAACCGATCTCGCGAATGTAAGCGCGAAACTGAGCGACGAAGGCCGTATCGTCGTCGGCGATGTTCGCCAGCTCGGCGAGCATGATCTCGATCGGCGTGACGGTGCGCATATCTGGCTCGTTAGCCAGCGGGTGCTTGCTCGGCGGGGGGATGGGCTCGTCGGGGGTGGCGACGTGCGGGGGCAGGGCCGCGGTCACTGTGACACCGTCGCGAACGCCGCCGGGTTGTAGATCCCGACGACCCGGCCGACGAGCTTGTCTGCAAGGTGGGTCGGATCATAGGGGCCGTCGGCGACGATGAAATAGCCTGGCTGGCTATCCCTGACCGGATGAACCATCCACCGATCTGGCAACTTCGAATGCCGGCGAACGATCACGATCTGCCGGCGTGTCCTCATCCGAAAGTTGGTGCTGTCCGCCCACATGTCCTTCGGAAGGTGACCGCGTGCGTGCTGATACTCGATCGCGTAAACGGCACCGTCGACCAGCCCTTCCTGTTCGACCGCGCCCTCATCATAGATCGCGACCTCACCCTTGCGGATAAGCGCGCTATCGTGCTCGGCGGCGACGGCACCGTGCCGCGGTGGCACGCGGGCGAGTATCTGAAGGGACGCGCCCTCATAAGTCGGATCGGAATACCGGTCCGTGATTGCCTCGGCGGCGAGCGACATGCTGGTTTGGATGCCGGCGGGACGCGGAATGCGCCGGGCAAAATTCGACTGTTCACGCACTCGGGGTGCGCGTTGTGCTTCGGCGGCCATGAGCCATCCTCCCTGCAATGTTGAAGCAGGCGGATCGGCGGAGGTCGGGGCCTATGATAGCTACCCGCGACGCGTCTTTCCGGTCCTGCGTATCAGCTGGGACCGACGAGGCGCCTTAGCGTCCGCACCAGATCATCTGATGCGCTAAAGGTATGCGTTTTGGAAACTATGTCAACGCACAAAGTATGCGCTATGGAAACTAGAGCATTTGGACGACCGATGTCGCGCGTCCGATTATCGTGATCGGCTCGCTGCCGAGAATGATCGGTTGGTGTACCGGATTGCTGCTCATCGGCTCCAGCCGGTCCGGCGAACGGCGGAACCGCTTGATAGTGGCTTCGCCGTCCCCGTTTTGGACCGCATACAGCGAACCCTCGGACAACGTCGGGCTGGTCGGGTCGATCGAGACGAAGGCGCCCTCAGGTGCGATCTGGTCCATGCTGTCGCCATGGATCTGAAGCGCGAACATGTGAGGCTTGGGATTGATTGCGGTGATGTAACCGTCGGGCGACTGAATTGCTTCGCGCCAGTTTCCGGCAGCGATCATGCCGATCACTGGGATTTGGTCCGCTCGTTGCAGATGAGGCTGGGCATCAGGCGATAGCGATCCGAAGTCTACCCCTAGGGCGCGGGCCAGCTTTACAAGCCAAATCCCTTTTGGAAGTCCGGTGGAGCGCTCGATCTTGCTGACCGTCGCCTTGGTTGTGTCCATCTTGTCCGCGAGCTGTTCTTGCGTGAGGCCGGCGGCGATCCGCAGCTGGCGGATACGTAGCCCCCAAGGAAGGTCGCCGGCGGGCTTCGCGGTGTTTGGTGTATCGCTCATGGCAACCATATATCCGTATCGGAAACGGTGGAGAATACCTTTTGTAAGAGAACGGCACGAGAACGGTTTCCCGTTTAGAGACAGCGGGCCTTGCTGAAGGTTTCCAAAACGCATACTGTCTAGCGCATGCAGCTAGAAACCTACCTCGAGAAAAACGGCTTGAGCCTGCGCGATTTCGCCGATCGGATCGGCGTAGCCAACGCCGGCGTCGTATCGAAATACGCCAACCGGCTTCAAGTGCCGCGGCCGAAGATAATGGCGGCGATCGTGCGTGAGACCAACGGGTCGGTGCAACCGAACGACTTCTATCCTGTGGCCGCCGCGGAGTAGCCTCGGTGCATAGTGGGAAAAACGGGCCATGGCCCGGCGGGTCACCGGACGGCGCCCACCTGCCGCGGAATGTCGAGGCCGAGGCCGCGATGCTGGGCGCCATGATGATCGACAACCGGCTTGCTGACGACCTGGTCGACCGGCTTGAGCCGTCGCACTTCTTCGAGCCGGTGCACGGCCGCATCTTCGCGGCGATCAAGACGATGCGCCGGAAGGATCTCCTCGTCACGCCCGTGACGCTGCGCCCGATGTTCGAATCTGACGAGGGTATGACCGTGCTCGGCGGGCCGGGATACCTTGGCAGCCTGACCGGCTCCGGCGCGGGGCTAATCGGCGCGCGCCAGTTCGCCCAGCAGATATTCGACCTCGCGGCGTTGCGCGCGTTGATCGATGTCGGACGCACCCTGGTCGAGCAGGCGATGGACACCTCGGAGGAGGTGAACCCGCGCGCGCAGATTGAGCGCGCAGAGGCCATGCTCGCGAGCGTGGCAATCGGCGGCGCCGCGGCGGCGCCGAAACCGATCGGGTTCGCTCATGCTTGGGACGCGGCCATGCGGACGGCGCGCGCTGTAGCTGCCGGCACCGTGTCTCGCGGCGCTATGGTCGCGCGCTTCGTCGAGTGGAACGAGATCACCGGCGGCATGCTGCCCGGTCAGCTAATCCTGCTCGGCGGACGCCCTGGGATGGGCAAGACGGCCGTGGCGCTGGCGGTCGCGCGCCGCGCCGCGGAGGCGGGTCACGGCGTCCTTTTCATATCGCGCGAGATGCCTGTCGAGCAGCTCATGATGCGGATCATCGCCGACATGCTGTTCGAGGCGGGGGCGCCGGTGACGTTCGACGACGTGCTTTCAGGCCGCCTTGAGATGGCGGACCTGCGGCGGGCGGCGGACATTCGCGCCCGCATTGAAGAATGGCCTCTCGTCTTCGAGGAGCCGCCGCGCCTGAACGCATCGGCGGTCGCGCCGCTGATCCGGAAGCACCAGCGCCAGATGGACGCGCGTGGCGCCAAGCTCGCGGTGACGATCGTCGATTATCTTGGTCTGCTCGAACCCCCGGTGAAGCGACAGAACCGCGAGCAGGAGATGGGCGACACCAGCAAGGAGCTGAAGAACGCGGCGCGGGACACCGGTACTGCGGTGATCGCGCTTGCGCAGCTGAACCGCGGCGTCGAGTCCCGCGACGACAAGCGGCCGGTGCTGTCCGACCTGCGCGACAGCGGCAGCCTTGAGCAGGACGCTGACACCGTCGTGTTTGCGTACCGGGCGGAATATTACCTGCGCCAGACCGAGCCTGACCAGTTCGACAAGCGCCGCCCCGACTGGGACATCGAGATGGGGGCCGAGCGCGATCGCCTCGACATCTACTCGGCTAAGGTGCGTCAGGGCGCGACGGAACGCCGCAAGGTCTATTTCTTCGGTTCCCGGCAAGCGGTCCGCGGCGTGGATTTCGCTCGCGACGGCGGCGGCGCGACGGGCTGGCCGTCATGAGCGGCTGGTACGTCATGCACCGGGGGTGGATGGACAGCTTCAAACCGGAGCCATTCAGCGAGCGCGAGGCGTTCCTGTGGTCGATCGAGCAGGCCGCTTTCCAGGATCACGAGCAGTGGTTCAACGGGCACCGCTTCACCGTCCAGCGCGGCGAGTTCGTGACCTCGCTACGCCTGATGGAGAAGGCGTTCGGGTGGTCGGTGAAGCGCGTACGTGGCTTCATGGAGCGCATGAGGAAGTGCCAAAAATGGGCACAGCGTCAGGCGTACGAAGGGGCACAGTCGCCGACGGTCATAAGCGTCTGCAATTACGCATATTATCAAGCGCCGACCGATACCGAGGGCACAGTTGAGGGCACAGCAAAGGGCACACGGAGGGCACAGTCGGGGCACAGCAAGGGCACACAACAGAACAAGGGAAACAAGGGAAACAAGAAAGAAGAGAGTCCTTCGGACTCACCAGCCAGCTCGCTTCCCGAAGCACCGCCTGCCTTGCCTATGAACTTGCCAGCCGTCCTGCCTGCCGAGGATGCGGTCGACACCGCATTTGCCGATTACCAAGCCGTGCGCCGCGCCTTCGTCCCGAACTGCAAACCGCTGTCGTTGGGCCGCGACCGGAGGACCAAGCTGGCGGCCCGGCTGGACGAGATCGGCGGCGGGGAGGGCTGGGGCAGGGTGCTCGCCAGCATCCGCGGTTCACCGTTCCTACGCGGCGAGACCGCTCCGAATTACCGGTTCGCTGAGATCGACTGGATCCTCGAGCCCCGAAACCTCCGCAAGATCACCGAAGGCAATTACGATGACCGATCTGGCTCTCCACGACCCCGCGCTGCTGCTCGCGCCAGCCCCCTCGACGCCATGCGTACCGCCCGGGCTAATCTCGGCCTTGGCTGACCGAAGCTTCGTTTACGACGGCTCGCCGGCTTGGACGCCGGAGCATGCCCGCCGCGTGATCCGCAGCATGTCCAGCCTAGACGAAGCGGATGCCACGCTCGGCGCGCTCGTCGCCGCGTCGGACCCGGTGCCGCGCGAGTGGCTAGGGGACCGGCTCACGATCCTCTGGACGATGTTCATGGCGTCGCGAACGGTCGCTGACGATGGTGCGCTGACAATCTGGCTTGCCGAACACATGAGACTCCTCGGTGACCTGCCGCACGACATCCTCGCCACGGCGATCGACCGCGGCGTCCAGTCAGCGCGGCACGGCTTCCTTCCCTCGATCGGCGAGATACGGGCGATAGCGGAGCCGCTGCTGGCCGAGCGCGAACGCCTGATCGAACGGCTGACCATCGTAGCCGAGGGAGCGCAATGATGGGCGACCCATCCGAGGCATCCGATCGCTGGTGCATCCTGCGTACGTCAGGCGGCCGCACGCTCGCGTTGGCCGACTCGTTGACCCGCGCCGGCTTCGAGGCGTGGAGCCCGCGGAAGACCTTGAAGCGTGCCAAGCCGGGGGTGAAGCCGCGGCTCGACGGGACCAGGCCAACGGTCGAGGTCGACACGCCGATCCTGCCGACGTTCGTGTTCGCCCGTGCTCGGGACCTCGGCGTGCTTGCCCAGGTCGCGTGCGCGGACATTACGCCGCACCCGGCCTTCTCGATCTTCCGTCACGGCGGGCGCTACCCGGAGATAGCGAGCGCTTCGGTAGCGGGGTTACAGGACGCAGAGCGCGATGCCGTCGCCGCTATCGAAGCGATCCGTGCTGCGGAGACGCGGGAGGAGGCGGACCGCATTCGCAAGGCGGCGATGAAGACCGAACGTGAGCGGATACGCGCAATGCGGATCAGTGAGGCCGAGCGTCGTAAAGCGCTGCGGAACGAGCGCGGGGACTTTGAGCCCGGCCAAGCGGTAAGCGTCGAGGAGATGCCGGCCTTCACCGGCGTGACCGGCGTGGTCGAGAGTACAGACGGACGCTCGGCGGTGGTGGTGTTCGGTGGGATGCTCGTGGTGACGGTCGAGGCTTGGCAACTGGCCCCCGCCTGAGTATATGGGGGATCAGTCCCCTCGGGGACACCACCGCTCAAGCGGTCACGGGGCTAGACGAACTGGGACATCGATCCTTGCGCTCCCCAACATTACTCGCGGAAGCATGTGCTTCTGACGAAGTTAGAGACATACCCGAGACTTTCTCGCTCCGACGACGGGGTGTTCCGCATTTGAGGAACAGCGCATGGCTGCACCGCTATTGCGGCTCACCACCGCCGATCACGTCGAGGCAATCGCATGCGCCTCCTTCGCACGTCCGAGGATATGCGCAGCCCGTCACGGCACCACGGTCGCAGCGATCGTCTGATCGAGGACGTCGAGCAGGCAGCGCAAGACCTGCGCGCTGCCGTTCGTGGGCGATAGCAGCCAGCATCCGGAGACAGCGATGACGGTGACCGTATCGACTGCTGAGCGGGTGATAAGCCGCCACTTCGAGGTGGTCGACGATCAGGACCGCACGGTAGGCAGCGCCAAGTACGCGAACCGCAACCACGCCCTTGATCTTCGGGATGCGCTAGCTGGCATCAACGGGCACGGCCCGCTGGCCGTCGCCGAGATCACGGAGCACATGACCATTCGTCGTGAGGTGGTTCGTTAGAGGGATGTATGGTGCAGCGCGCGGATCGAGGTGGATAATGGGTAAGCTTAAGTCGCTTCCAAATCGCCTCGCCTCGTTGCCTTCCCGCCTTTCGACGTTCCAGACGGGGGACAAGGGGCGCCGCGACGCAGCGCCGTGGCGCGACTGGTATAACACCACCGCGTGGCGACGGCTGCGGATGGACATACTCATCCGCGACCGCTTCACATGCCAGTGGCCCGGGTGCGGTCGCATCGAGTCCGACACGTCGCAGCTGGTAGCTGACCACCGGGAGCCGCACCGCGGCGACGAGCGGCGGTTCTGGGACAAGGCGAACCTCCAGACCCTCTGCAAGCCGTGTCACGACGGTCCCAAGGCGAAGGTCGAGGCGCGGTACGGCGTCTGAGCAGGCCGGGGGGCGGGTCGAAACTCAGCCAACCTCCGGCCCCCTATACCGCATCCGTCACACGCGCGGATAATTTTCCTCCCGCCGTTCGAGGTGCGGACTTTCGCCGGAGGTCGGCAGCCGATGGCGCGACGGAAAACATCTTCGGACTGGGACCGAATCGAACTCGAATACTTAGCGGGTGAAGCATCGATCCGCGAAATTGCTGACCGACATGAGATCAGCGATCGGGCAATACGCAGTCGGGCGAAAGCGAATGGCTGGGTCCGGGCGGCGCGGAAGCTTCCGCCCCTGCGGACTTCGGAAGTTTCGGGGCCCCGCCCCCGACGTGAGGGCGAACCGGTGCCGGACGCCGCCGTAATCGCGGAACGTGGCCGCGGACTGGTGGCGCGTATGCTCGACGAGCTGGACGCGGCCACGACGCACCAGGGAGAGCTCGAAGAGATGATCGAGGACGAGACGTCTGACGATCGTGAAGCCCGGCGACGTGACGGCATGTTGGCGGCGATCAGCCTCACCGGTCGCGCGAAAACGCTCAAGGAATTGGCGACCGCGTTCAAGACGATTAACGAGGCTTCGGCGCCGCAGGGCAAGAAAGCTGCCCAGCAAGAGAAGGCCGACCAGATCGCGAACCGATTCCGCGGCGTCGGCCCCCCGACGCTGAAGGCGGTTCAGTAGCTTGCCCACCTGGTCCACCTCTTGCCCCGACTGGAAGGAGCGCATTCGGGGGCGCCGCTCGCTTATCCCATTCGATCCCCTCTTTCCCAACGTGGCAGAGGCGAAGATGGCGATGTTCACGTCGCTACGTCTGATGGACGTCACCGGGCAGCCGACGATTGGCGAGTCCTGCGACACGTGGCTGCTCGATTTCGTCGCGGCGATCTTCGGTGCCTACGATCCGGACCGTGGCGAGCAGCTGATCAAAGAGTTCCTGCTGCTGGTCAGCAAGAAGAACACGAAGTCGACGATCGCAGCCGGCATCATGGTCACCGAGCTGGCGCTCGGCTGGCGGCATGAGGACGAGAACCTGATCCTGGCCCCGACGAAAGAGGTCGCGGACAACAGCTTCAAGCCGGCGGCGGCGATGATTCGCGCTGACGAAGAGCTGAACGACCTCCTGCACATACAGGACCACATCAAGCTGATCACGCAGCGGTCAACGAAGGCGACCATGAAGGTGGTCGCCGCGGACAGCGCTACCGTGTCGGGCAAGAAAGCCAGCCGCGTACTGATCGACGAGCTCTGGCTCTTCGGTAAGGTCGCGACGGCCGACGCGATGTTCCAGGAAGCGACCGGCGGGCAGGCGTCACGGCCGGAAGGCTACACGCTGTTCCTGACGACGCAGTCGGATCAGCCGCCGCAAGGCGTGTTCAAGAGCAAGCTGAAGGAATACCGCGCCATCCGGGATGGCACGGTCAACGCACCGACGAAGCTGCCGGTGCTGTACGAGTTTCCGTCCGAGATGATCGCGGCGGAGGAACACGTCGACCCGGCGAACTTCTACATTACCAACCCGAACCTCGGCCGGTCAGTTAGCCAGCCGTGGCTCCAGAACAAGTTCGACGAAGCCCAGCGCGCCGATATGCCGGAGCGACAGGTCTTTTATGCGAAGCACCTTAACATCGAGATGGGCGTCGGCCTGCTGCACGATGCCTGGGCCGGTGCGCTGTACTGGCTGAAAGCGACGGCCTCGCCGCTGGTCTGGGACGGCACGCTCGATCACTTCCTCGAGATCGTCGAGGTCGCAGTCGCCGGCATCGACGGCGGCGGACTCGACGATCTGCTCGGGCTGACGCTAATCGGTCGGCACAAGGTTACGAAGCAGTGGCTGACATGGTCGCATGCGTGGGGCCAGTTGGACGTCTGGGAGCGTCGCAAGGACATCGTCAGCGCCCTCGACGGCTTCGTTGCCGAGGGCACGGTCACCAAGTGCGAGAACCCGACGCAGGATCTGATCGAACTCGCCGACATACTCGAACGGGTTAAAGACGCCGGACTGTTCCCCGAGGAATATGCCATCGGCCTCGACCCGGCCGGAATTGCGGCGATCGTCGATGAGCTTTCCGGGCGCGGCTTCACCGAGAAGCAGATGCTGGCGATCAGTCAGGGCTTCCGGCTTTCGGGCGCGGTGTGGGGCGCTGAGCGCAAGCTGAAAGACGGCACCATGATTCACGCCGCGCAGGCGCTGATGACGTGGTGCGTCGGCAACGCGAAGGCTGAGCAACGCGGCAATGCGGTGATCATCACCAAGCAGATCGCCGGCAAAGCCAAGATCGATCCGCTCATCGCACTCTTCAACGGGGTCATGCTTATGTCGCGCAACCCGGAGGCCGCTGGCGGCAACGTCGAAGATTGGATCGCGAGCTTGCGCGCATGAGCCGGCGCACGTTCACCGTCGAGTATGCGAGTGGCGTAGCCGAAGCCGAGCGCACGATCGAGCGTAAGGAAATCGTCAGCGGCTGGGTCGGCGATCAGTCGGCCACCGCGAACCGCGATGATTTCTCGACCAACCGCGTGACGGTTGCGCAGTATCGCGACGGTCTGGCGGCCTGTGACGGCAACGTTGAGGGGCTGTCCACTGCCGGTGCTTGCGTCTCGTTCTGGGCGGGCAACATCGCCGGCCTGCCGTTGCACGTTCAGCGCAAGGTGAACGGCGTTGACACGCCGTACCCGGAGCACCCGCTCTACTGGATCCTCCATGACAGCCCGAACTTCGATCAGTCGGCCTTCGACTTCTGGGAGTATATGATCGAGAGTATCGAGTGGCGCGGCAACGCGTACGCTCAGATCGCGCGGCGCGGCGATGGCAACATCAGTTCGCTCACGCCGATCCCGCCCGACATCGTCCGCGTCTCGCGCCAATCGAATGGCGAGCTTGTCTATCGGTGGGACCGGGGTGGCAACGCTACGACGGTGCCGGTGCAGGAAATGCTGCACATCCGCGGTCGCGGCGGGGACGCACTGGGCGGCGCATCGACGCTCGGAACCTATCGCCGGGCATTGCGCCTGTCGCTGGCGACTGAGGCATCGGCTGACGCCATCTTCAACAACGGTGTCCGTTCCAGCGGTGTGATGAGCACCGATAAGTTCCTCGGTGATCAGCGGCCCGTTCTCGAAAAGCTGCTCAACGAAAAGTTCGTCGGTGCGGCGAACGCGGGCCGCCCGATGCTGCTCGATAATGGCCTCAAGTGGGACAAGATCGCCATCGATCCCGTCGACGCCGAGCTGGTCAGCAGCCGACAGTTGAACATGACCATCGTCTGCCAGATTTTCGAAGTCGATCCGCACCTGGTCGGCATCACCGCAGGCAACACGCAGCTCGGCAGCAGCATCTCCGATCAGACGCTGAGCCTCGTGAAGTTCAAGATGCATAAGCGGCTGAAGCGCATCGAGGGCGCGCTCGGCAAGCAGCTGCTCACCCGGGCCGATCGTCAGCAGGGCGTGTCGATCCGCTTCAACATTGAGGGCTTCCTGCGCGCCGACAGTGCCGGCCGCGCCGCCTTCTACAAGTCGATGACCGAGATCGGCGCGATGACCATCAACGAAGTTCGTTCGCTCGAAGGCCTGCCGGCAGTGGCCGGCGGCGATGTGCCGCGGATGCAAATGCAGAATGCGCCGATCACCACGGCGCCACCAACAGGAGTAACGCCATGACTGAGCGGATGGAGTTCAAGTTCGCCTCGGACGGCGTCGACGAAAAGACCGGTGAGTTTTCCGGCTATGGTGCTGTGTTCGGCAACATCGACACGCACGGCGATGTCATCGAGCCGGGTGCCTTCAAGGATTCGCTCGCCGAATGGGGAGTGCGCGGCGCGTACCCGGCGATGAAGATGATGCACGGTAGCGCAGCCAATCCCTTCACGGGTTCCGACCTGCCGATTGGCGTCTGGACTGACATGCGCGAAGATACCAAGGGCCTCCGCGTCGCCGGCAAGCTGTCCGGCCTGAACACCGACCGCGGGCGCTTCAACTATGCGCTGATGCAGGATGGCGCGCTGAACGGCCTGTCGATTGGGTACAAGGCGCTGCGCCTCTCGCGCAACACGTCGCCGCAGATCAAGCGCAGCCTCGCGACCGTCAAGTTGATGGAGGTGTCGCTGGTGCCGCAAGGTTCCAACGAACAGGCACTGATCGACGACATCAAATCTATTCTGGGCGGCGGCGAATTGCCGACCGTCCGACAGTTTGAGGAGTTCCTGCGGGATGCAGGTGGCTTCTCGAAGAGCCTTGCCGCGGGGATCGCGAGCAAGGCGACGCCACTTCTTCGGGGGGAGCCCGAGACGAAGGCGGACAATGACCTGGCTGATTTCCTTCGCGGTTTGGCCGGCTGATTTCCTCTCTGCCGAAAGGGCACCCCATGACGATTATGTTTCCCTCGCTTGAGGGCAAGACCGCGACCGAGATCGGTACGGAACTCAAAACCTTCTTCGAAACGTCGCTGAGCAACGTTCGCCAGATGGCGGAGGCTGCCGATCGCGAGGTCAAGCGCCTCGGCACGGTGACGGACGAGACCAAGGCCAACGCCGACAAGGCGCTGACCGAGGTCAACGTCATCAGCGAGATCAAGACGCGCGTCGAGGAGCTCGAGCAGAAGGCAGATCGCCCGATCGGCCGCGGCTCGCTCGACATGGACAGCTGGGGCACGCAGATCGCTGGGAACGACGACGTCAAGGCGCTCGGCCGCAAGGAGCGTCCGTCGGTTCGCATCGAACTGAAGGCCATCACGACCGCAGCCGGTTCGGCCGGCGGCCTGATCAACCGTCAGCGCGAGCTTGACCCGGTCCAGATGCCGACCCGTCCTGATCTGGTCGTTCGTGACCTGTTGACCGTCGTGCCGATCACGACCGGCACCGTCGAATACGCTCGCCAGACGATCCGGCAGAACAACGCCGCACCGGTCGCGGAAGGTACCCAGAAGCCGTATTCGAATTACGGTTGGGACAAGGCGACGGCGAACGTCAAGACGATCGCCCACCTTGCCAAGCTGACCCGCCAGGCGATCGACGATGCCCCCCGTCTGCAGGGCGAGGTCGACAGCGAAATGCGCTACGGTCTGGCGCTCGCCGAGGATGCGCAGCTGCTGAACGGTGATGGTACCGGCGAGAACCTGCTCGGCCTCATGCCGCAGGCGACGGGCTACGTCGCCCCCGCCGGGGTGGTGATCGCGAACGCAACGCGAATCGACAAGCTGCGCCTCGCGCTGCTGCAGGCCAGTCTCGGCCTTTATCCGTCGGACGGCATCGTCACGTCGGAAACCGACTGGGCGGTCATCGAACTGACCAAGGATCAGGCGGGCGGCTATATCTTCGCCAACCCGCTTCAGATGGCCGGCCCGACCCTCTGGGGTAAGCGCGTCGTTCCGACCAACTCGATGACGATCGGCAGCTTCCTCTGCGGTGCGTTCAAGATGGCGGCGACCCTGTACGATCGCCTCGCAGTCGAGGTCTTGATCTCGTCCGAGAACGCGGACGACTTCGAGAAGAACCTTCTGACGATGCGTGCGGAAGAGCGGATCGCGCTCGCCGTGAAGCGCGCAGCCGCGCTCATCAAGGGCACCTACTAAACCGCGTCCCTCCCCTGGGCAGCCTAGACGGACGGCAAGAAACGGCCGTCCGTCACCTTTTCGAAGGACAGACCATGAAGAAATATAAGGTGCTCGAAGCTCATCAGGGCGACAAGTTCTACCAGCCGGGCGACCCCGTGACCGGTACGCGCATCGCAGATCCGAACGCAGTCGGCCACTTGGTCACCCTCGGGCTGCTCGAAGAGACCGGTGACGTGGTCGCCGATGAGCCGATCGCGGACGAGGCGGGCGCTTCGGTCGCCGACCTTCAGGCGCAGGTGGTTGCACTGACGCAGGAACGTGACGACGCCCGCGCTGATCTGACGGCGCTCGGCAGCACGCACGCGGCTGCGCAGAACGCCGCTTCGTCGCTGCGCGATCAGGTCGAAGCTCTGACCGCCGAACGCGACGGTCTGCGCGAGCAGCTGGCCACGGTCACCGGCGAGCGTGATGCTCATGCGGGACGCGTGACTGCCCTCGAAGGCGAACTCGTCACCGCAAAGGCAGCGGCGCCTCGCCCTGCGCGGAAGGCCTAAGTCATGGCTGAGCCCGTATCCGTCGCGCAGTTGGAGGCGCAGCTTCGCTTCCCTGTCGGTGGATCGGGCGAAGCTGCTTACCTCGCCACCCTCATATTCGCCGCACGGCGGATGGCCGAACGCCACACCGACCGGGTGATCGTTGGCGACGAGCCGACGATCACCGGCGACGACATGGCGATCGCGTCGCAGGCGATCCTCATGCTGGCGGCGCACTGGTACTATAATCGTGAAGCCGACGACGCGATGCCGGGCGCGGTTGCGGCATTGCTATGGCCGCTACGTCGGCTCGCCATATGATACGCGCGACGGCCAGCGAACGCGACCAGATGGTGCTCATCGAGCGGCCGGTTGCCGATGAAGCGTTTGACGGGGCCGGGTCCGGATCGTGGCAGCCAGTCGGACCGGAATGGGTCGGCATCGTTGATGCGCTTCCGAGCCGTTCCGAGAGGCTCGGCGAGGGCATCAACGTCACCGCTCGGCCGGCGCGAATCCGCATGCGGTACCGCGGCGGCGTGACGACCGCGATGCGTCTTGTACTTCTCCGGTGGGACGGTGCGGCGTGGGTTGCCACCGATCGAATCATGCAGATCGTTTCCGGCCCAGCCGTGCTCGGCAGGCGCGAAGGTCTTGAGTTCATGGTCGAGGATTACACCCCGGCTGGGAACGGTGCCTGATGCCGACGCTCAAGGGCCGCGATGCGGAGCAACGGCGTCGCGCGGCGGTTCCCGACAAGGTCCGGCGCATCCTGCGCGGCGCGGCGCGGGCCGGTGCCAACGTGATCGCGGCCGTCGCCAAGGAGCGTGTCGCATCGGATGAAGTTCGTGACGGCGTCGTGGTCAGCCGCGCACGGGAACGTGACGACACGATCACGGTGCGGATCACGGTAAAGGAGGGGTGGCCGCGATCGCTCGGCACCTGGCTCGAATACGGCACCGGCTCCCATTTCATCAGCGTGGATCCCGCGTTCGCAGAGGGTCGGACGGCTGCACGGATCAACACCCTCGACACCGAGGCGGCGAAGAACGGGCAAGCCGGGCCCGGCGCGACCCTCGCCATCAACGGCAAGCCCGTCGGCAAGACCGTGTTTCATCCCGGCGCGCGCGCCGCGCCGTGGCTACGACCGGCGCGCGATATCAAGGCGCGCGACGCGATGGCCGCGGCGCAGGAATACATCACCGCGGGCGTGAAGCGCGCAGGGCTGGTCGAGGGCGAGCAATGAGCGGTGTCTCGATCATCAGCGCGCTGCTGCGCGACAGCACCGCCGTGGCAGACGCCGTAGCCGCGGCGAACATCAAGGGCGGCAAGCTGGCTGACGATGCCCCACTGCCCTCGTTGCTGGTCCGGTCGCTGAGCCTCGTTGATCGCCAGACGCTGGCCCGCGAGGAGACGGTGCGATCGACCGAGCGTGTGTCCGTTACCGCCCGCGCTGCCAGCTACCGCGAGCAGCGCGCGATCATCAAGCTGGTCCGCGCGACCTGCACCACGGTCACGCTCGCCGCGCTCGACGACGCCCGCAACATCGCGGTGCTGACCGCCGGCGCAGGCCCCGACCTCAATGGTCCCGGCGACAGCTTCGAGCGGAGCCAAGATTTCTACGTCACCTACGACGCCCCAGCCTGAAGGAGAACGATCATGGCAAGCAAGACGGACAAGAAGACCTATTACGCGACCCGCGATTTCAAGGATGCCGGCACCACCCGGTTCTTCGAACGCGGCGCCGAGATCGCCGACGCGAGCGATGGCGAGATCGCCAACTACGCCGTCGCCGGACTCGCATCGCTCGACAAGCCGAAGTCGCCCGCCGACGCCGAAAAGGCCGCGCTGGACGCCACCCTGGGCTGATCCTCTTTCCTGCCCCCGCAGGACTGACCCGCCGGCACCGCCGGCACGCTGACTGGAGAATAACTCATGAGTTCCACGACTGCGGCGGGCTCGAAACTCGCCATCTCTGCCGGTATCCCCACCGCGCAGACCACTGCCGCCTATGAAATCCTGGACTACACGACGATCGGCGGTGTCGAATCGATCGGCGGTTTCGGCGCGACGACGGAGGTCGTCACCTTCCAGCCGCTCGACGGCCCGACCGAGAAGTACAAGGGCCCGACCAACTACGGGCAGCTCAGCCCGAACATGAAGGTCGACGACGCCGACGCCGGTCAGGCGCTGATCCAGACCGCGTCCGCGCCCACATTCCTGGACCTCGTCGCGTTCCGCGTCACCAAGCCGGACGGCTCGCTGCGCTTTTTTCAGGGCCGCGTGTTCGGCTTCCCCGAGACCATCGGCGCCGCCAACTCGATCATCACCGCGACCCCGGCGATCGAGATCAACACCGCCGTCGTGAAGAAGCCAGCGCCGACGGCCTGATCCACCCCTCCCGGCGCCCGCGACGCCGGTTCCTTTCGCATCAACCTGTTCTCGCTGTCGCGGGTGCGGAGCCGGTTGATGCACCATCACACCCGCGAGGTAATGCACCATGGACATCCTGACCCAGCAGATCGACGACACCACCATCCTGCACCTGAAGGGCGCCGACGGCCTGCCGCTGTACAGCGGCGAAGACCGCAAGCCGGTGCGCGTCCGGCTGCACAGCCCGGGCAGCGAGGCATACGCCCAGATCGAGACGAAGCAGACGCAGCGCTTCCTGAAGCGCATGGACGACAACGACGGCAAGCGCACCGCCATGACGGCGGAAGAGCGCCTGAGCCAGACGGCCGACGACCTCGCCGACCTGACCGTCGAGTTCGAAAACCTGACGCTCGGCGACAAGACCGGCCGCGATCTGGCAGTCGCCGTCTACGGCAACCGCAAGCTCGGCTTCATCGCCAACCAGGTTACGAAGCATCTGGCTGACTGGGGAAACTCCAAGGGCGCGCCAGCCGCGCCCTAATCCTTTACGCCAAGCGGCTGGCGTGGCTGAATGCCACGCCGCGCCCGCCGGCGGACTCGCCGCGGGCGAAGACCTTCAATTTGGCGACTGCGCTCTCCCGGCTCGAGCAGCTGAAGAAAGACCGCGTCGAGCCGCAGATGCCGCCGCTTCCTCTGCCGCATATGATCGAGCGGTGGACCGAGATCGGTATGACCGGCTCGAACGGCATGTCTGCCACGCCGCTCAGTTGGACCGAGATATCCGCGTGGCAGGCGAACACCTGCGTCAAACTGACACCATGGGAAGCGCGGCTGATTCGGGCGCTATCGCTTGCCTATGTCGCGCAGAGCCGGATCAGCGAAGAGGAAACCTGCCCGCCTCCGTGGACGGGTGTGGTGACAGAAGCGGAGAAGGCCACGGAGGTCGCTGTTCTCGACGCGGTGCTGGGGTAGCTCTACGCTGTCCCGTCACTTCGGAGAATCGGGATGCGTGGGTGGTTTATGATCTTGGCGGGGCTGGTAGCCACGCCTGCAATGGCAGCGGATCAGTTCGACTTGGTCTGCAAAGGTCGGCAAAAGACTTCGATCTCAGGCGCCTGGAAGCCTTACGAGCAGCGTTATCGGGTTGACGTCGCGGCGAAAACTTACTGCAGATACGACTGCAAGGCCGTCGAGAGTGTCAAGTCCGTTGACGCTGCTCGTATTGAATTTGAAGCTTCCGATAGAAGTGAGCCGGGGAACGTCGCTCTGATCCATTACGTGGATCGTTCAGACGGGAAGTGGGTGTACCTCTTCTCGGGCGGTTCGAGTTCGTTTGAAAGTGTGGAAGGCGTTTGCGAGCCTGCCCCTTTCACAGGATTGCCCGCCACACGGTTTTAAGCGGTCCAGACATAGTCAGTGCTGAAGTGGGGCGGTTCTTAGGAGCCGCCCCTTTTTCATGGGAGGTCGACATGGAAGAAGACGACGGTCTCCTTTCCGCAGGTTTCGCGATCGACACCCAAGGTGCGTTCAGCGAGCTTCAGCGATTTTACCAGTTTTTCGACGCAGGCACGATCCGCGTGCTCGATGAAATTCGGCGGGTGGAAGACGCAACCGGCGGCATGATGCAGCTGTCTGGTGCCACGCGCGAGGTTGCCGCATTCAGCGCTGGCGCGAAACGCGAGCTATCTGCCGTCAAGGAGACCGCCGACACGATCGCGGCGAGCGTGGGCGGTCTCGCTTCAGCGTTCAGCACGACCGCGTCGGCTGCGACCAGCGAAGCGCGCGCGCTCGCCCGCGAAAAGAGCCAGACAGCAACGGCAGGTGAAGCACTGATCCGCACGCTCGACCGCGAGGCAGCGTCGCTTGGCAAGACCAAGGAAGAAATGCGTGCGGCGAAGGTTGAGGCGATCGCACTCGCTGCCGCGAACCAGGGCAACACCGATCTGGCCGACCGGCTGCTTGCATCCGCACGCCAACGCGAGTTCGCCGCGGTTGCCGCTGCGGAGGCCGAGGAAGCTGCAGCGCGGCGCGTCACGCGAGCGATGGAAGAGCAGGCGCAGGCCATGCGATCCGCCAATCAGGCTCACCAGATGTTCGAGAACCGCGTTCGGCAGGGTGCTGCGGCAATGGCAGCAGAAGAGCGTGAAGCGGCGACCTTCGAAGCGACGATGGCGCGGGTGCAAGGGCGCGTCGACCCCGCTGCCGTAGCGATCGGCAAGCTGCAGACCGAGCTGGACGAAGCCCGACTGGCGTTCGATCGCGCGCGGATCAGCGCCGAGGCATTTGATCAGGAGCAGGCGCGCGTGACCGCCGCGGCGGGCAAGCTGTACGGTCCGCAACGGGACATGGCGAAAGCATTCCAGGACGTCGGGACGGCGCAGCGCTTCACCGCGATGGAGACGCTGAACCTTTCGCGCCAGTTCCAGGACATCGGCGTGACCGCGGCGATGGGCATGAACCCGCTGATGATCATGGTGCAGCAGGGGCCGCAGATTTATGACGTGCTTGAACAGGCCAAGGCGCGCGGCGTCGGCGCGGGCGCCGCGTTCGCACAGATGGGCAAGGACATCACCGGGTATGCGGTAGCCGGCTTCACCCGGCTCGCGCCGCTCATCAACCCGGTCAATCTGCTGCTGGCGGGGACGGCTCTCGCGATCGTCGCGGTAGTGAAGTCGCTCGCTACCTACGGCACCGCGATCGAGCGGTTCGAGACCACGGCTTCCGGCCTCGGGCGCATCTCCGGCGAAACCGCGCAGTCGCTGGAAGCGATCTCGGAGGCAGCGGCGGCGGCAGGGCAGCGCTCGATCGGCGCAACGCGCGACAGCGTCAACGCATTCGCTGCCGCAGGCATTCAGGGCGAACAGACCCTGACGTCGCTGGCCAGCATCGTTGAAAAATACGGCAAGCTGACCGGTCAGGACGTGCCGGCCGCACAGGCGGCGCTGGCCGAAGCGATGAAGGACCCGGCGCGCGCGGCCGACACATTCACGCAGCAGCTGGGGCTGCTCACCGGCGCGCAGTACGAACATATCCGGCAACTGGCGGCGCAAGGCGATCAGGAGCGGGCAACGTCCGAGCTGACCCGCATACTCACTGCGGACATCACTGCGAACGCGCACCAGACCACGGGCCTTGCGCACATCATGGACATGCTTCGCAATGCGGTGTCCGGGGTCGCGAACATGTTCGGCAGGCTTGACCAAAAGTTCAAAGATTTCGGCGTGACATACGATGCATGGCTCAAACGAAATGTCGGCGGTTGGGCGGTCGACCTTCTCGGCAGCGGCAACCAGGCGCCTATGAAGCCGGGCGCGAACGCAGGCCGCAATCAGGACCAGATCGCCGCACTGAACGCGTCGCAGTCGATGAACACGAGCGGCATGCGCGAGTTCAACGACCTACTCGGCAAGCAGAGCGTGCTGCAGAAGGGGTTGCGCGACACGACCGGGTTGACCGCTGCGCAGGTGCAGGCGCTCCGTCACGATTATTCGGCGGTGACCGACACCATCAACGCGAACCGCACCGCCTCCGGCGCGTGGATCACGACGCAGCAGCGTGCGCATATGGTCGCTGAGGCTCAGGGCAGGCTGGCGTCTGCTCGCACCCAGAGAGAAAAGGCGGCCGCTCAACAGCAGATCACGAACCTGCGGCTTGGCGCCCAGGTACTGACGCAGCAGGAGCGAGAGACGCAAGCCGCAGACGCCTACAACAAGACTGCCGGCCGGTACGTGAAGCCGAAGACGGATCACCATGCCGAACAGCTGGCGCGGGAGTCGGAGGCCATGGAGGCTCAGATCGGCAACCTGTACAAGCTGGCCGACGCATATCAGGTCAGCGGCGCGCAGGCGCTGATGGCCGAGGCTCGCGTAAAGGCGGAGTCGGGCGCGATCAAGAAACGGGGCGATGTCGAGGCAGCGGTCGCGCAGCAGATCCGACTGGCTATCGCCGAGCGGGTATCGAGCGCTGAAAAGGGCGTCGCCGCCATGCGTCAGCAGGTCGTGATCCAGGAGGCCGTGAATGCCGATGTTGCCGCGGGCAACGTTCCAGCAGCCCGTGCGGGCGAACTTCTGCGGGATCGGATAGCCGATCTACCTCTTCTCGCCGCGCTTGAAGCTGCGCAGAAGACCAACGACGTCACTGGGGCGGCCCGCGTAGAGAAGGCCTTGGACGCGCAGCGCGCAGCCCGAGAGCGGTTGACCAAGTCTGAGCGGGACGGCGCGCTGATCGCCGCGATGCTGGCGGGCGACAACCAGTTGGCGCAGATGCGGGAAGAGCTGCGCCTTATTGGCGCAACGGACGCCGAGCGTGTTCACGCCCTCGCCACCCTCAAGGCAACGCAAGACGCGGCCGGCAAATTTGATGGCCCGGGCGGCGCTGCATGGATCAAGCAGCAGGTCGCTATTGCCGATCAAGGCTTCAAGAACGCGCAGGCGAACGACGCTTACAATGCTTCACTCACCGAGACCGCTGACCGTTGGGACATTATCGCGGGCAAAATCCAGTCTGCGGGTCAGGGCATGGCGGATGCATTTGGCGAGTCCGGACGCGCATTGGGTGACGTCGTCTCGATCTTCACCAATTACCAGGCCAGTCGGTCCCGCGCAGAGGCGGAGCATGCCGCTGCGATCAAGAAGGCCGGCGCGAACGAGAAGCTGATCGCGCAGGAAAACTCCCGCTTTGCGCTCCGTTCTTCCGGAGCACAGGTCGAGGCTTTCGGCGACTTGACCCATGCTGCCTTGGGCTTCTTCAAGACTGGCTCTGACGGCTACAAGGCCCTAGCGACTGCGGAGAAGGTCTTCCGCGCGGTCGAGTTCGCCCTGTCCGTTCGCTCAATCGCGCAGGATGCGATCGAGACGGGCACCAAGATCGCCAACACGGTCGCGCGGACGGCGGTCAGCGGCACCGAGGCTGTCGTGAATGCGATCAAGTCGCTGCCGTTCCCGCTGAACCTCGCGGCCGGCGCAGCGACTGCGGGCGCTATCGCCGCCCTGGGTGTTTCGATCGTCGGATCGTTCGGCGGCGGCGGCAACAAGCTGCCCGCCTCCAACACGGGGACCGGCACCGTTCTCGGCGACCCCGAGGCAAAGAGCGACAGCATCAAGAACGCAATCGATGCACTCGCCAACGTCGACCGGCTGACCAATACCTATGCACGCGGCATGGCCGCGTCGCTAAAGTCGATCGACAGCCAGATCGGCGGGGTCGCGGCGCTGGTCGTGCGCGCAGGCAACATTGATGCGTCCGGCGGCGTGACCGAGGGCTTTCAGAAGAACCTCGTCGGGTCGGTGCTCGGCAGCATCCCCGTCATCGGCGGCCTGCTCGGCGGTCTCTTCGGCTCGAAGACCACGGTCGTCGGCAATGGCCTGTTCGGCGGCGCGCAGACCGTCGGCAGCATCATGGATGACGGCTTCGACGCGTCCTATTATTCGGACGTCCAGAAGAAGAAGAAGCTTTTCGGGCTTACCACCGGCACCAAATATTCCACGCAGTACACCGGCGCGGACGCGAACCTCGAGAACCAGTTCACGCTGATCCTGCGCCAGTTCAACACCGCGATCGCTTCGGCGGCCGGGCCGCTGGGTGAATCGACGGCGGAGATCCAGAACCGCCTGAACGGCTTCGTCGTCGACATCGGTAAGATCGACCTGAAGGATCTGACCGGCGCCGAGATCCAGGAGAAGCTGAGCGCCGTGTTCGGTGCTGCGGCCGATGGCATGGCCGCAGCGGCATTCCCCGCGGTCGCGCAGTTCCAGAAGGTGGGCGAAGGCACGTTCGAGACACTCGTGCGCGTCGCGTCGACCGTCGAGGCCGTCGGCGCCTCGCTCGATCTGCTCGGCACCAGCGCGCAGGGTATGAGCGTGGCCGTGAAGCTTGGCCTGGCGGATCAGTTCGATAGCGTCGCGGACCTCACCAACGCCGCTGACGCGTATTTTCAGGGTTACTATTCCGCTGCCGAGCAGGCCGCCGCCAAGACCGCGCAATTCGGCAAGGTGTTCGACAGCCTCGGCCTGGCGATGCCAGCGACGCTCGCCGGCTTCCGCCAGTTGGTCGAGGCGCAGGATTTGACGTCCGCTGCCGGGCAGTCGACCTATGCCACGCTGCTGCAGCTGGCGCCGGCGTTCGCCGACCTCAAGGGGTCGATGGAGGGCGTGAAGAGCGCGGCGGACATTCTCAGCGAGCGCGAAAATCTGAATCGGCAGATGCTGGAATTGCAGGGCGATACCGCCGCGATCCGCGCGCTTGATCTGGCGAAGGTCGACGCCAGCAATCGCGCACTGCAGCAACAGGTATGGGCGATGCAGGACGCGAAAGCAGCAGCGGACGCTGCCAAGCAGCTCAGCGACGCATGGACGAGCGTCGGCAACAGCATCAGCGACGAGGTTCGCCGCATCCGGGGGCTTTCCGACGCCAATGGCGACATGGGGTTCGCGGCGGCGATGGGCCAGTTCAACGCCGCGACCGCTGCTGCGCGCGGTGGCGATCAGGACGCAGCGAAGCTGTTGCCCGGGCTCAGTCAGGCGCTGCTGAAGTCAGCGGCCGATGCGGCGACCAGTCGGCAGGAGCTCGACCGCGTCCAGGCTCAGACGGCCGCCAGCTTGGAAGCGACCGGCGCCGTGATCGCAGCCATCGCCGCAGGTAACCCGTTGACCAGCGCTGGCCCGGTGACAGCAGCCGCGGCGGCGGCGCAGGCAGCATCGCCGACCCCGGCCGCCGCAAACGATGCCAGCGATGCGTTGACCGATCTGCGCGACGAGATCGCGCAACTTCGGGCCGACAACAACGCGGGCCATGCCGCCAGCGCCAGCGCCGGCAACCGTGCCGCCAAGGTCTTGGAGAACGTGTCGTCGGCGAGCGGTGGCGACGCGCTCAGCGTAGCGAACGGCGGGTGAGCACCATGTTACTCAGCAAGCTTCCGTCCAATGGACTGCAATTCTGCAAGAATCGCCTCAAGCAAAGCCGTTTGCTTGCGCTGTTCGTCCGAGTTGGCGACCGGCACGAACTTTCGCGGGGGCGGAGGGGAATCGTCGGTCATGAACCTCACCTAGCTGACTGGCATCCTGTGACGGCCGCTACCGCGATGTATTTCGATGCGCTAGTCGGCTCGCGACGCGTGTTGGTGTTCGCATGAGGGTAATCACCGCCGGCGGCGACACCTTTCAGCTGGGCGCGGTCGAGACGCGGCCGACCATCGGCATCACTGATTTCAGCCGGCGGGTCACCGACGACTTCGGCGTCACGACCGTCGTCGAGCGCAGCTTCTCTCGGCGCATGTCCGTCAAGCTGGCTTTGCCGTTCACCGACGTCGACGCGTTGCAGCGGCGTCTGGCGGGTCTGCGCGCGACCTCGGCGCTCTGGGTTGCTGACGATCGGTTCGCAAGCCTGTCGGTGCGCGGGTTCTTCAAGGACTTCGATCTGGACATCGCGACCCGGCCGCTCAGCTATTGTACGCTGACAGTCGAGGGTCTGGCCGAAGCCGCGGCGCCGGCCGACGCCGGCGGGGACCCCGCACCGGACGGCATGCCTTCGACGCTGCAGCTGCTGCAGCCGGTCGTCATGACGAACAGCGTACTCGTCGCGAGCAACGTCGCCCAGAACGATGCGGCCGAATGGGCGGGCGCGACGAGCTACCCAATCGGCGCGCGCGTGATGAAGGCTGCGACGCACCGGATCTACGAGAGCCTCGTCGGCACGAACGCCGGCAACGACCCGGCGGGTCCGTCGGGCAAATGGCTCGACGTCGGCCCGACCAACCGCTGGGCGATGTTCGATCAGGCGCTTGGCACGTCGACCAGCGCGGCCGGCTCGATCGTCGTCACGCTCGACGCCGGTACCGCCGGCGCCGTCGCGCTACTCGATGTTTCGGCCGCGACGGTGCGCGTCCAGGCGAACGGCTACGACCGCACGCTCGCGGCCAGCGCCGGCGCGATCACGCTCCTCGATCTGCCGGCAGCCGGGCAGGTCACGGTGACGATCGCTGGCCCGGGCACGGTCTCGGTCGGCACGCTGCTGATCGGCCGCGTCGTCTCGCTCGGCATCACCGAGGCATCGCCGACTGCTGGGATCACCGACTTCAGCAAGAAGACTGTCGACGACTTCGGGGACGTGGCGATCGTCGAGCGTGCCTGGTCGAAGAAGATGGCAGCCAAGGCGCTGATCCGCACCGATGCGATCGACGTCGTCGCCAACCGCATCGCCGCGGTCCGCGCGCGCCCATCGTTGTGGATCGGGCAGGCCGGGATCGACGCCCTGACGGTCTACGGGTTCTTCAAGGATTTCTCGATCGAGGTGGGCGAGACGCTCAGCAAGCTGTCGCTGTCGATTGAGGGATTGAGCACGGCAGCGCCAGTGAAGCCGCTGGGAGCCGGCGTAGCGTGGCCGGACATCGCCGATCCGGACGGCACCAAGCCGCACAACAACGCCGACGTCACCGGCGAGAACACGTCCAAGGATACGAACGCAGTTGGCGGGAAGCCGGCAACGGAGTTGCTGGCGACGCTCGAAAAGTTCGCGCCGATCGAGAGCATTATTTCCGCGCTGAAAGAAGCGAAGGTCGGGACCGACGCGGCGCTGGGGTCGCTTAAGGATGCGACTGTCGATCACGAGGCCGCGCTTCGTCAGATCGATCGCGATGCCGGGCGCTTGGATGAGACGCTGCTTCGCCTGCTGTCGGAGAGCAGCCGGACCCGGGCCGTGCTGCGCGATGCGGGATTCGTCGTCGATGAGGTGACCGGCATCGTGCGGTTCTACTCGTTCGACCAGCTCGAAGAGCGAACCTCGCGCGCCGAAGTCGCCATCGATGGCCAGAAGGCGCTCATCTCGACCAAAGCATCGGTCGATTATGTCGGTGAGCAGATCGCCCTTGCGGTTCTGGATCCGGCCCAGGCCGCCGAGCTCGAGCCGATCATCAAGCGCCTGGTCGAGGCGGAGACGACCATCGACGGCCTCAACGCGGCGGTCAAGCTGAAGGCATCGGTTACCGACCTGACGGCGGTCGGCGGGAAAGTGTCGGCAGTAGAGCAGGATCTCGACGCGCTTGCCGGTACGGTATCGACCAAGGCCGAACAGACGACAGTCGACCTGCACGGCGCCCGCCTTGGCTCTGTCGAGCAGACGCTGTCGACGATCGGCGATGCGTCGGGGATCTCGGTCACGATCCGCCAGGCACGCGCCGTGGCCGATGACGCGGCCGAGGCGACGTTGCGCTCGATCTTGTCCAGCGACGCTGCCAGCCGGCGGCAGATCACGCAGCAGGCGGAGATCCGCCAGGAGATGTTCGCCAAGCTGGAGGACACGCGATCGGCGGAGGCATTCGCGCGGACGCTCCTGTCGGTTCAGATCGGCGCGCTCGACGCGCGATCGGTGGAAGAGACCCGGGTACGCATCGAGAAAGACGGTCTGCTCGGCCAGCGCATCGACGCGCTTGGCATTGCCGATGACCTGCAAGCCGCCGCGATCGCGACCCTGTCAAAGGCGTCTATCGCGAACGGTACCGGGATTGCGGGGATTTCGACCACGATACGCCAGCAGGCGAGCGATGCCGACGATGGCGCTGAGGCTCTGCTGCGCGCGGTGATTGCGGGCGATCAGGACGGCCGCGCCAAGGCAAAGCAGATCGTGCAGATCCAGACGGAGTTTTCGACGACGCTGGTTGCGAACGACGCGGCGTCGGCGATCGCGCGGCAGGCGTTGCTCGCGCGAATTGGCGTTGCCGAGGCGGCGATCGTCGACACGTCGAAGGTGCTGGCAGATACGACGCAGGTGCTGACCGAGCGTATCCGGGCAGCCGAAGCGGTGTTCAACGATGCCGACACCGGACTGGCGGCAACGCGCGCTCGGCTGATCGAAGAGCAGCGCCTTCGCTCCGATGGCGACGACGTCAACGCGTACGACATCAGCGTTCTCGATGCGGAGATCAACCATCCGCAGAATGGGTTGCCGGCAGTGCGCGCGACTGTTGCCAGTAACAGGCAGGCGCAGATCGATGGCGATCGTGCGCTGGCGGAATCCTTGTCGCAGGTTTCGACGACGCAGGACGGCCATACCTCGACGATCAACCTCCTGTTGCGTTCGGCCGACGGGCAGACGGGCGTGGCTCAGCTTACAGTCGACATCGACGGTGTCTTGACCGGCTTTAAGGTCGATGGACAAGAGCGGCTGTTCGCGGTTGCGGCCGAGCGTTTCATCGTCGGCAGCAGCCAGATCTTCGAGATTGCCAACGGCATCGTCCGCATGCGCAACGCGGTGATCGGGACGGCCAATATCGACACCCTGAACATTCGGGGCCAAGCTCTATCGAACACCGTCGTAGGCGTCCATTCGGTCGTCGCCATCGAAGCTGGCAGCGGCCTGAGCAGCGACCCCACCAGTATCAACGCCAGTGGCGGGACGGTGCGGATAGACGTCTGCGTCGATGTAACCCGTAGCGCCGCCGGGACCGGAGCACTCCGGATGCAGCTTTTCCGCTCTGACGGGACGGCGCTGTCTGGTTCCTATCGTTGCCCCTCTTCGCCAGAAAGCGCGCCTGTGTCCTTCTTCGCGATCGACGCGCCGCCCGCAGGCCTGCGTAGCTATTATGTCAGCTATTCGGTCGACAGCGGCAACGGCGCGGCCCGCTACAGCGCCACGCAGACCATCGCGCTGACCGAGTTCAAACGATGAGCTGGTACACCGTGCTCGATGCTGACGGGCGGCCTGTGCGGCGCCTCTTCGCGCTCGATCCCGACACGCTCGATGCGAACCTCAAACTGAACGAAACGGCTCAGCCCGAGCCACCGCTGGCGCCGCCAGCCCCTTTCCAGAACTGACAGGAGCTTACATGGCATGGTATCGCGCAGGGACCGTCACGGTCACCAACGGCAGTCCGGTTATCAATGGCGCCGGAACCGACTTCGTGTCGAACACCCAGATCGGTGAAGCCTTCCTCGGACCTGACGGCCGCGTTTACGAGGTCGCCCAGGTCGTGTCGGCGGCGCAGCTGATCCTCAGTGGGAATTACCTCGGCGGCACGGCTGGAGCCCAGGGTTACGCGCTGATGCCGACGAGCAGCTTCGCGCGCGATCTCGCGCTTGGCGCGGCGCAGCTGCTCAACACGTTCGCGGTCGTGCGCGATGGAGTAGGCGCTGGCCTCTTCCCGGACGGTTCGGCGGCAGCGCCAGGCGTACGGTTCACAGGCGATCAGGATACCGGACTGCGCCGGTTTGACGTGAACGCGCTCTCGCTGGTGACCGGCGGCGTCGACCGCTTCGTCGTGAACGCCTCCGGCAGTGTTTTTGCCGGCATCGGTTTTTTCCCAGCGCACGCCTTCTGCAGGGGTACCGGGCAGAACGATCTGCTCGGCTCCTTCACAGGCCTCAACAGCGGGTGCGTCCAATTCTACTCGGCGACCGGCGCTGGGTTCAACGGCGCGCAGGCGGCGATGCTGGTGAACTCGAGCACCGTGACGAACCGGTCGATCAACGCGGCCGGGACCGTCAACGCGAGCGGCGCCGACTATGCCGAATACATGATCAAGGCGGCGGGCTGCGGCACCATCGCCCCGGGCGACGTGTGCGGCGTAGACAGTGACGGCAGGCTGACGCGGACCTGGGCGGATGCGCGCAGCTTCGTCGTCAAGTCGACGGACCCGGCCTATGTCGGCGGCGACAGCTGGGCCGCCGACCTGCCGCCCCGGCCGCTGCAGGAAGAGGGGGAGGGCGACGTTGCATTCGCGGCGCGCATGGGGCCGTGGGAAACCGAATTGGAGGTCGCGCGCGAGCGCGTCGACCGCATCGCATTCTGTGGTCAGGCGCCGGTCAACGTCACCGGCGACTTCGCAGTCGGTGATTACCTGATCGCCGCGGCGAACGGCGGCGGCATTCAGGCGGTCGCAATCGCCGAGCCCGACATCAACTTCGATCAGTACTGCCGACGTCTCGGCAAGGTCTGGGCGATCCGTGATGGCCGCGCATGGGTCGATGTGCAGCACGGGTGATTGAACCATGACTTTCGACCCGCAGAACTGGCGTTCTGTCAGCTACGACCCGATGCCGCCATCAACCGGCGCCGACTATGCTGCTTACTTTCCTCGCGGGATGATCGACGTGGAGCAGACGGCGATCGATAATGACGCATGGATCCGCGAAGTCGTCGCGTCGGTCGACGTTCAGCACGGCTGATCGCCGCGCTCCCCTGCCACCTCTGAAAGGAACGACATGAAGGACTTGCTCCGTGGGGCGAGCGCGATCGCGCCAGCCCTGCTGATGACGATCGCCTCCACCGCGACCGTCATCAGCATCACCGCCGCGAACTGAGGAAAGCAACATGGCTCGTCAACGCTATCCCCGCGTCTTCGGCTCTCCAGCCGCCAAAGCACAATCCCGCGCTGCCTTCGTAACGACGACGGCCACGCCAACGCCGACACCTCCCGAAACGGCAACGTCGGCATCCACTACCTCGCAACCGAAAGTGAGCTGATGGCCCGCTCCCGATACCCTCGTGTCTTCGGCTCGTCGTCGGCCAAGGCCCGGTCGCGCGCCGCGTTCGTCGCTACTGACGCCACCCCCACTCCAACCCCGACGCCTACGCCAGCATTCCGCGCCTACAACGGTACCGTGATCGGCTTCGGCGACAGCCGCGTCCAGGCGCTCCACAACGATTACCCGGCCAACCGCAACCTATCGTCGCGAAACTTCCTCGGCATCGCGCGCGCTCTTTCCGGCGACCGGATCAACTATAACGGCCTGAATTTTGGTGTTGCTGGCAACACTACCGCGCAGATGCTTGCGCGCCTACCGGACGTCATCACCGCAGCCAAGGCCGCGAATGCTCGATATGTCGTCGTGCGCGGCGGCTTCAACAGCATCGCGGCCGGCCTGTCGGCGGCAACCGCATTCGCCGATATCCAGTCCATTTGCGACGCGCTGATCGCCCAGCAGATCCAGCCGATTCCAGTCCTCGACACGGGCGCAGGCATCAACCCGAGCAGCGGGCAACCGTACCTAAACGAGGCAGCAGGGGCGCAGCTCAACCAGTTCAACGTGCTGCTGCAGGCCTACGCGGACAGCAAGGGCATACCCGCGTTCGACCCGCGCCCGGCGGTCCTGTCCAGCGCGCCGGGCGTCTATCCGTTCGTGTTCAAGTCGGGGCATAGCGAGGACAACTTGCACCCCAACCTTCGCGGCGCGCGGGCGGAAGGCGTGGCGCTCTGGGCGTTCATGCAGCCGCTAATCGGGACTGCCCCCTCGTTGCGGTTCACGGGCGCTGACGTGCTGGCGAACCCGACGCTGGCGACCACTACGGGCGGCACGCTGGGGACGGGCGCCACCGGTACGGTCCCGGCAGGGTACACGGCTACGGCACGCGAGGCAGCGGGCGCAACGGCGGTCATTTCGACCAATCTACGCACCGATGGCCGGCGCGAGATCGTCATGCAAATCACCACCGGCACTACGCCGCCCACGTTCCTGGCACAGCAGGCGTTCAGCCTCGAGCAGGCGACCCTTGCGGGCATTGGGATGGGCGACGTTTTCGAGGGCGGCGCGGAGATCACGATCGACGCGGGTGCGACGGGCCTGACGGGCGTTTCGGCGTTCGCTCGGTTCATCGGACCCAACGCCGGGTTTGTGATCCAGTACGACACGTTCCCCGACGTCAATGGCGCGTTCGGCACGGTTGAGGGAGATCTCACCTTCACCTCGCGCGCGGCGCCGGTGGTGGTGACGGAAGCCCCGACGTCGGCCGGGTGGTTCTGTCGGGCGTATTTCGGCGCGGCGGGCAGCGCCACGGTTCGGATCATCCCGTTCGCCAAAAAGGCCTGACGCATGATCCGCGCCCTAACGGCCATGCTGCTTACCGCGCTGCTGTGGGCGGCCTTCTAAAAACCCAACCACCTTTGGAGGCATCAATGATCGACAGCAACCTAGCGGCACGCGCCGCGCGGGCAGGTGAAGCATGACCGAGCCAGCCGTCATCCACATCGTCGGAATCACCGCGGTCTGGATCATCTTCCTGTCGTCGATCCGGTTCGCACTCGCTGGGTTCCACGGGTTGAAGCCCGTCATACTGTGCGCCTGGCATCTGGTGCGATGCGGCGGGCGCGACAAGCCGACCTGCCGCAGACAGTTCATGGCCAGCGTCGATCGACAATACGCCGAGTTGCTGATCGCCATCACGACGCCCTGGTCCGTCATGCTGCTGTTTGTCGGCATGGTGCTGCTCGGGCTGGGGCTGTCATTCGGCAGCGTCGGCGACGTCGTGCAGCTGGTCGCGCGCGCGCCTGGCCGATGGGATGGGCTCGACCGCGTCATGGACCTCGCCGGCGCGGTCGCGATGTGTACCGGCATGGCCGCCGTCCACGCAGCGGTAACGAAACGGCGCTCGCTCAGCCTGATTATCAGTGCTGGTTTCGCACTCATGGGCGTCGGGATCGGCGTAGTATCGGCAGCATATCCGTGAACATCAAAGACAGCTGGCCCGCGTTCGCGCTGATGGTCTTCGCGGTGGCGTCCGGTCAGATCGGGCGCCTGGGTCAAAAATACGAGCGCGGCGACGCGATCGGAAGCAAGCAGGTCGTCGTCGAGATGACCATGCTTCCCGCGTTCGGAGCGCTGGGCGGCGCGCTCGCGGCTGAATATTCGTGGCCGATCTGGATGATC